TCAAAAAAATACCCATCAAATTATGCTAAGAAAAATTTTCATGAATGGTTTGCAGAAAATTTTTCATTATATGAAATGGGCAAAAGAAAAGACTTAATAGACCCACAATTTATAAAACTAATAGAGGAGTTGCAATAATGACATTGTTAGAAGAAGCACAAAACATAGTAGATAAAAAAAACTTATCTGTTGATGATTACAATAGATTTGTTCAAATAGGAAAAGAACTTACAGATGAAAATGATAAGTATTTATATTCATGGTCATCAGAAGCTTTTTCTTTAAGATTACCTGAAATAGCAAAGAAAGTAGGTAATTATTCATTTATAAAAGATGAGGAATTTTGACAATTTCAAATAATACTGATAAATCAAGGATATTAACAAATAGGAGAAAAAATGTCAGATGACAAACAGGTTAATCAACCGCAAAATGATGTTCAGGTAGCTGAAGTTAAAGAAACTAAAACTGACGAAACAAAACCAAGTACAACTTTTAATCAAGAAGATGTTGATAGAATAGTCAAACAAAGATTAGAAGCTGAAAAATCAAAACATCAAAGACAGTTAGACGAAGTTAAAAAGCAAGAAGAAGAAGCTTTAAAAGCTAAACAAGTTCAAGAAGCTAAATCAAAATCAGAACTTGAAAAGCTTATGAGAGAAAGAATAGCTGAAAAAGATACTGAAATTCTTAATTACAAAAAAGCAATTAAAAAAGAAAGAATTGATAATCAAATACTTTCTGTTGCTTCAAGAAATAAAGCTATATCGCCAAGCCAAGTTGTTTCTTTGTTGAAAGACGAAGTAAGATTAAATGACGATAATAGAGTTGAAATACTTGATAATAATAAAAATATTAGGTATAACTCTAAAGGCGAACTTTTAACGATTGAAGAAAAAGTAAAAGAGTTCTTAGATGCCAACCCACATTTCTCGCAAGGGTCATTGGCTGGTTCAGGGAGTCAGCAGAGCATCGGTGGTAAAACTGTAAAACCTTTCAATATTCAGGATTTAGATATGAGTAAGTCAGAAGATCGTGCTAAATATGCAGAGTATCGCAAAGAACGAGATTCAAAACCTACTCAGATTAATTTAACAAATAAATAATAAAGGACAAAAAAAATGGCAAACGAAAGCACAAGTTCTACACTCTCGGAATTATATACTGAGATTGTAGCAGAAGCATTGTTCGTAGCAAGTGAAAGATCAGTAATGAGACCACTTGTAAAGAACTATGCTATAAGTGGTGGTGGAAAGTCAGTTGAAGTTCCAATCTATGCGGCAGTTTCTGCGGCGGCGGTATCGGAAGCATCTGATTTATCTAACACAGCAATTAACCCATCTTCTGTAACTATTAGTGCATCAGAAAATGGAATTATGACTACTCTAACAGATTTAGCAAGAAATTCTGCTCCAAGAAATGTGGCGGCAGATATTGGTAAATTATTCGGAGAAGCGATTGCAAAAAAAATAGACACAGACTTAACAGCATTATTTGATGGTTTTTCATCAGTAGTAGGTAGTGCTGGAGCAGAAGTAACTGTGGCTAAAATCTTTGAAGCAGTAGCAACTTTAAGACAAGCGGCAGTACCAATGCCTTTGGCTGGTGTACTGAATCCAAAGGTTGCATACAATGTGAAGAAAAACTTAACTAATACTTTTGTTAATCCTAATCCTAATGACTTAACTAACGAAGCATTAAGAACAGGATATGTTGGAAACATCGCTGGAGTTCAAATGTTTGAAACTTCAAATGTTGATGGAACTTCTGACACAGACAACTGTAAAGGTGGTATCTTCCACAAAGATGCTTTAGGTCTAGCTATGATGCAAGACTTGAAAATTGAAACTCAAAGAGATGCGTCTTTAAGAGCAGATGAAATCGTAGCAACAGCAGTTTATGGTGTTGGCGAATTACATGACTCTTATGGTGTAGAAATACTTGGAGAATCAGTAATCAACTAATAACTACTTTTCTATGGCGAGGAAACTCGCCATAGGATATAAAAGGAGATATTATGGATATAAAATTAACAAATGGGAAAAAAACCATTACTAGATCAAAAGTACAATACGAAGCTAATATAAATCATTTTACTAAAAGAGGTTTTACACCTCTTGATAAAGTCAAAAAAGAAATCAAGAAAACTACTTTAAAAGAAGTAACTGATAAAGTAGTACAATTTAAACCTAAGAAAAAAAAAACAAGGAAAAAGAAATGAAACAATTAAAAAAATATTGGAAGATGGCACAAGATAATCCTAAAGTAACTGCTGGAATTATTATTGCTGTTGTAATTATTTGTGTATTGGTAGGTTAATATGGCTAATTTTACAGGAGCAGATGTAATAAATGCTGGGGATGTATCTAACTATCAAGCTGATATATATGAGTTTGGTATTGCATCAGGAACTTCTGAAGTAGCATTTTTTATTACACAAACCACAAATGATATTCTAAGAGAATTAAGAACAAGATGGTGGCCTGTTTATAAATCAAATGTCTATACAGATATTACAGTTTTAAACACAGTAGAAATGGTTAATACAAAAGTTAATTTAGATCAGTTTAAAAGGGCTGGTGCATATTTATTTATGTCAAGATTTTTTTTACCAGCATTAACTAAATTTAGACCTGAAGCTGATAAAGATAGATTTGAAAGAATGATTGAATTTTATACTGCACAATACAACAAAGAAATGCAAACTATTTTAGAAGATGGTGTTGAATACGATAGCGATGCTGGTGGAACAATCTCTACAAGTGAAAGAGAACCTTTGCATGGCTTACGAAGATTAAATAGGTAATGCTTAAAGCAAATATAAAAACAAATTCTAAAGAACTCCAAAAAAAATATAAAAGATTGGAGAAAAAACTCCCAAGACTAATTGATAAAGGACTTCTACAAGCTGGATTTCATTTATTAGATATTATCAGAACTAAAACAAGCAAAGGAATTGATTATAGAGGTTCTCCATTTGCACCTTACTCTGAGGGATATTTAAAACAATTACAAAGAGAGGGTAAAAAAACAGCAGTAGATTTATTTTATTCAGGTCGTATGATGGGTGCTTTAACTCCTAGTGGCAATACAATAAGAAAAACAGGAAAGAATATTGTTAGTGTAAATTTTTCCAATGCCCAAATGAGAAAAAGAGCATTATTTAATCAAGTATTAAATGAACCCAAAAGAGAATTTTTTGGCTTTAATCAAAGAACAGAATCCATTATACAAAAGGGATTTAATAAATTTATGATAAGACAACTTAATGCGATGAGAATATGAGTGTAAGAGAAAACATAGCGAATAATATTCAAACAGTAATAGATGCCATTAGTTCTCCTGATGTCAAACTATGTACTAGACAACCTTTTGAATTGGAAGAACTATCACAACAACAATATCCAGCAGTAATAGTACAAACTTCTGAAGAAAATAGAGATGATTTAGAATTAGGAAGTGGTGCTAAAACAAGATCAGGAACTATTGATTTTGTAATATTGGGATTTGTAAAAGGTTCTGATACCAATATAGATACATTGAGAAATGCTTTAATTACAGCTATTGAAACTGCTTTAGAAAGTGATATTACTAGAGATTCCAATGCACTTGATACAGAAGTTGTGCAAGTAGAAACTGACGAGGGTACTTTGTTTCCTGTTGGTGGAATAAGGATGGTTGTTAGATGTATGTATCAATATGATGCTGGAACACCATAGGAGAAAAATGTCAGATAAACTTATAGATAAAATACAAAAAAAAATAGATAAAATTGAACACCTACACGACAAAGAGTCTATGCTTTGCGAAGAAGTGAAAGACTTATTGGAAGAATTAAGAGAAGAAAAATCATTGGATGAAGATGAAGAAGATTTTGATGAAACTGAAATAGAAGATGAAGAATTAAATGAAGATGATATTGACGATGGAGAAGAAAAGGAATAAAAGGTAATTATGACTAAAGATATTAAAATGATAAAAGGACAAGATGAGATTTTTATAAATAAAAATAATCTTGAATATTATAAAAGTCTTGGTTATAAGCAATCTGGTCAGCAAGAAGAAGTTGCGAAACCAAAAATAACAATAAAACAAAAAGAAAAAGATAATAAGGAGAAATAATGGCGATAGTTCATGGCAAAGAGGGTGTTATCAAAGCTGGTGGTTCTGTAATAAGTGATGTAACAGGATTTGGATTAGAAACTTCTGGAGATGTTGTTGAAACAACTGCTTTAGGAGAATCGGTAAAATCTTTTACTGCTGGTACAACTGCATTTTCAGGAAATATTGATGTGAATTTTAATAGAGGAGATTCAGTACAAAATACTCTATTAGCTGGTTCACAAATTGCATTTATCTTATATCCTGAGGGTACAACTTCAGGAGATAGAACCTATACAGGTTCAGGAATTGTAACAGGAATGAGTGTTACTAATGCTTTAGACAGTATGGTTACTAAATCAGTTACATTTCAAGGTACAGGTGCTTTAACAATAGGAACTGTATAATCTGATTTATGTCAGTTATTGATAGAGTCAAAACTCATTTTGAAACTCTTAAAACTATCACTATTGAAGTTGAGGAGTGGAAAGATGAGAATGGAAATGCGTCTGTCTTTTATTCAGAACCATTAACTCTTGAACAAAAAAACATTATCTTTAAAAAATCAGATAACTTTCAAGACTTAAATGTTCTTGTAGATTTACTTTTAATGAAATTAATGGTTAAGGATGACAAAGGCGAATTGAAAAAAGCTTTTGAGCCTGAAGATAAATTTGCTTTAAGAAAAAAAGCAGACTCCAATGTTATTGCAACAATAGCAAATAAAATCTTGCTAGACACTAATTACGAGGATGCCGAAAAAAAGTAAGTAGCGACCCTGACATCAGGTCGCAATTAGCGGTAGCCGACAGACTTCATATTACATACCAACAAGTTTTAGATATGCCTGTAAGCCATTATAATCTTTGGTTAGCTTACTTGAAAAAAGAACAAGATGAGTATAAAACCCAAGAGAGGATGGCTCAACATAAAAAATATAGATAATGGCAACACAAAAACTTAATATAGACATAGTAGCAAAGGATAGGTCAAAACAAGCTTTAGGTACTTTGCGAGGTAGCTTATCCAAAATAAAAGCTTCTGTATTTAATTTAAGAAATGCCTTTATTGGTTTAGGTGCTGGTCTTGTTATAAGAAATATAGTTAATACAGGAAAGCAAATTGAAAACCTACAAGTTCAATTAAAATTCTTATTTGGTACAGCACAAGAGGGTTCAAAAGCTTTTGATGAAATGGCAAAATTTGCTTCTAAAGTTCCTTTTTCACTAGAGCAAATACAACAAGGTGCTGGAGTTCTTGCTGTTGTTTCTAAAGACTCAAAAGAAATGGCAAACATGATGAGAATTACAGGTAATGTTGCCGCAGTAACAGGACTAGATTTTAAAACAACTGCCGAACAAATCCAAAGATCAATGTCTGCTGGTATTTCTGCCGCAGATTTATTTAGAGATAGAGGTGTTAAATCCATGCTTGGTTTTAAAGCTGGTGCAGTTGTATCAGTAGAAGAAACAATAGCCGCATTTGAAAAAGTATTTGGTAAAGGTGGTAAATTTGATGGAGCAACAGACCAATTAGCAAAAACATTTGCTGGAACTCTATCAATGATAGGAGATAAAGTTTTTAACTTTAAAAAAGTATTATTAGAAGCTGGTTTTTTTGCAGAACTGAAAAACCAATTTGGCGACCTAAATAAATTTTTAGAAGATAATGGAAAAAAAGTAGATGCACTTGCTAAAAAAATTGGAAAAGGTTTGGCAATAGCTTTTAAAGGTTTAGCTGATACAGTTATATTCGTAAAAAATAATATTGACAAATTTGCACTAGCTTTAGGTGCTTTAATATCTATGAAAGTTGCTGGTTTCTTTTATGGTATTGTAACAGCTATAAATGCTATGACCTTTGCTATGAAAGGATTTAATATAGCAACAAAAAGAAATATTATTTTTGGAAGTATTATGGTCTTTGCTTCTGCTATGGGTTTCTTAATAAAAAAATTCAAAGAATTTAAAGGAGAATTAAATAAAGAAGAAGAATCAATAGAAAGTTTAACTAAAAAATTAAAAATATATGAAAAAATATTAAATAACCCAAGATCAAAGTCAGCGGCAATAAAAAATGCTAAAGAAAGAATTATACTTATAAACGAAAGTATAGCATTATTAAAATTAGAAAGAGATGAAGCAAAAATGTTGGCTACTTCACACATGAGAGTTAAAACCATTTTTGAAGAACAAAAATCAGTATTACAAGAAATAAACTCATTACTAAAAAAAGATTTAGAAGAAATAACTAATGTTTCAAAACAAGTTACAGGAGTTTTAAATGATGGTATAAAAGGTTTTTCAAAAGGTATTGCAGAATCAATAGTTTTAGGAAAAGAGTTACACATGACAATGAAAGAATTAGCACAAACATTATCAGTAAAAATTTTATCAATCGTAATTGAAGTAATCACAAGAAAAGGTGTTGAACTTGCAATAGAAAAAATGATTACAAGAGAAAAAGAAAGACAAGCATCTTTAAGTGGTGGTAATAGTATATTTAGTATAGCAAAATCAGTTTTAGGTTTTGCTAAAGGTGGTGCAGTATCAAAAGGAAAACCTGTTGTAGTAGGAGAAAGAGGGCCAGAATTATTTGTTCCAAATTCAACAGGACAAATACAACAAAACGCAAGAGGAACAGGTGGTGGAACTGTTAATGTTAATTTTAATATTGATGCAATAGATTCAAGTAGCTTCAATAATGTTTTAGTAGAAAACAGAGGTGTAATAACTTCAATAATAAACAATGCTTTAAATGAAAAAGGTAGGAGAGAGTTAGTATAATGAGTGGTGCATTTCCTATATCAACATCTAAATTTGAAACATTAGGTATTCAATCAATTCAAAGTACAATTATATCTAAATCAATAAGTGGTAAAAAATTATCAAGAACTATTGATTCTCAAAGATGGGCATTTACCATTTCTATTATTACATCAACTAGAGCAACTGCCTATGGAGAGTTAATGGCTTTTATTGTTAAGCAAAGAAGTGGAAAAGAAAACTTTACTATTATCCCACCAGAAATAGAAGATGCTAGAGGAAATGAATCAGGAACTTTATTAGTTAATGGGAGTCATTCAGTTGGAGATACAACTATTGCTATTGATGGATTTGCTGGAGATGGTGCTGGAAGATTAAAAGCTGGAGATTTTTTAAAATT